CACAGAGACACCTATGGGTGCGTGGGTGCCAACAGACGTGAGCACGGTCGCTTGGGTCGATGCCTCTGACACCTCATCCTACACGGTCAGCGGCAGCAACCTGACTTCGGTGACGGACAAGGCCGGAACATACTCCACGCTGACCATCAACGGGACTCCGACGCGAGTGATTGCTGGCAGGAACAGCCTCAACACCTTCGACTTCAACGGAAGTGAGTCCATCGTAAGCAGCACCTTTGAGGCACAGGTTTCGTCTGGGAACCACTGGGCCATCGGCGTGTTCCGTCCTGACTCTGTGAACTCAAACAAGGATTCCCTGTGGTCCTTTGAGACGAATGGCTCCCCAGTGCGTGACTACGCGATGTCTGCGGGGTCCACAGGTTCGTGGCCCGGTGAACTGGACCTCGACGGTTTGTCGAGCAAACGGATCAGCAGCACCATTGGAAACCTCCAAACGTGGGATCTCCAGAGCCTTTCCCTCGGATCGTGGGCGCTCGTCGTCGCCATCTTCAACAAGACCGGGAACCAGATTTCCTGCCGAGTGAACGGTTCCTACGCCTTCACTCCAGTCAACGACTACGACAACAGCGTCCAGACCAACCAGCAACTCCGACTGATGCGGAACCGGGGCGGTCAGTCTTTGGATGGGCAGATGGCCGAGTTCTTCTCCGTGGCCGACCTGCCCGGTACAGGCGGAACCGACATCACCGACGTAGAGAAAGCCGAAGGGTATCTTGCTTGGAAGTGGGGTCTAAACGGCCTGCTCCCCTCTGGACACCCCTACAAGAACTCCCCACCATAGGATCAAGGAGAAACACCATGCCAGTGAACATGAAGCACATTCTGAAGTACGCCCGAGTGAAGAAGCCGACCCCGGCTCCTGCTCCAGAACCCGTCGAGGAGGCTCCGGTCGCCGAGGCTCCGGTCGCCGAGGCTCCTGCCCCCGTCGAGGAAGCTCCCGTCGAGGAAGCCTCTCCCGAGTGGTCAATGAGCAACACCAAGGCTGAACTGACTGCCGCTGCCGAGGCCGCAGGGATCGAGGTCAGGTCCAACTGGACCAAGGCCGAAATCCTCGCCGCATTGGAAGCATAGGCTGATCTCCGTGGTCGAGATGGTGGTTGACCTCTACTCGATTGATCACGGCTACGGGTTCTGTCAGCACGACGGACAGCGTGTGTTCTTTCGTGTCGAAGACTTCTTCCGCGAGCCGAACGACCCGCTGCCCATCTGCGGAGAACGGGTGCGTGTAGATCGCGTCGTACACGGGGAGCGCAGCCCCCGTGCTACGTCTTTGGTCCGATCTGTTCGACCGAAGTGTCTTGTAGGTCAGGTGAAGTCGTTTGATCCCGTCAAGGGGTGGGGGTTCCTCGACCATGATGGTGAAGCCTATTTCCTTCACCGGAGTGATCTGATGGTTCCTTTCATGCCCCTGATTCGGTCGCGGGTCACGTTCTATGCAGGCATGCGGCGAGGTAAGCCGAGGGCCTGCTACGTCCGCCCCGTCAGCGGGTAGTGTGGGCGAAAACGGAGATGGTGATGACGGACAAGAACCCGTTTGGTGGAATCAAGGGATCCCTCTACACCCCAATGTCGGAGGACGAGCAAGAAGTCCTTGACCGGCTGATCGCCGCACGGGATCTCGACGTGTTCGTCAAGGGGTGGGGCTACATCAAGGGGGTGCAGGCAGCGAAGGCTGGTGACCTACGGATCGCCCTCCCGCTGACACTGGACTTCGACCGTCCAGAGGTGCCCATCCCGGTTCACTTTTTCGATCTGGAACTCCGCACGGGATCAGGAATCCTGCTGTTCAAGGAGCGACAGAGCACCATGTACGACAACAAGCCGTTGATGATCGGTGCAGGCACATGCCTCCAGATGGTCTGGGACATCGCCATCAAGCACATGGACCCGAAGCTGGTGAAGATGCTCAAGCCGGGTGCCCTTGGTCTGACCTCACGGTGGATTGACCGAGACACGGGTGACATCACCATGCTTGGCAACACTCGCATGGCTGCGAAGGAGAAGGCACTGCTCCGCAAGTTGCGGAAGGGTGAGGCCGTTGTCCGACAGGACACAGCGAAGAAGAACGCTGTGGCTGTAGGGCGTTCCAAGAAGCGATAGCCCCAACGACAATGCCCCCAGCAGCACAAGGCTACCGGGGGCATACGACCGCACGGCGGGGGTCAGGCTTTGCGGGCGGCGATCACTGCATCCCGCACAGCCTTGAGATCCTTGCTGGCCTGCGAAGCGACCTTACGGAGTCGCGTGCCGGGGGTTCCCGCCTTCCCCTTGTCGCACTGGGCGGCGTCCTGCTTGGCGTCGGTGAGGTCTTTGATGATGCGGTCGATCTGTTCTTCAATGGTCATGTTGTCTCCAGTGGAGGGCGATCAAAGATCGTCCTCCGGTTTGATGATGTGGTTGAGCCGGTGCTGGCGGCAGATGTCGTTGGCGAGTGCGCGGACATGCCTCACCAGCAACTCAACCTCGTAGGTAGTTTGGGGTGGGCGCAGAGGAAGCGACTCGGCAGGGGTTCCCGTCCGTAGTTTCTCCATGTCCACGATGACCGCATTCCATCCGAACGCATCTGTGCCCCAGACCGCCTCAAAATAGGCGACTGGGTGAGTGTCGAGGTCGGGCGTACCCGGCTTGCCCTCAAGAGCGAGCTTGATGCGGTACTTATCGAGGTCGATGACCTTGGATGTATCAGACATGCGGCACACTACCCCCTGACACCAAGGACTGAAACGACGGTGCGGAACCTGTCACCGTCCTTGATGTACCTGTCGATCTGCTTTAGCAGATCGACCGTTCGGTTGAACGGAACCGGCTCGCTGGTTTTGCCCAGCAAGTCGGGGCGGCTCCACATGCCCACGTCGGGGGCTTCGACCGGAGCATCACAGGCCCACACACAGTAGGCGTGACGGTCACCGTTGTCGTCGGTGACCTCAAAGCCGATGCAGTCGCAGGAATACTTTCGGAGCACACACCCTCCTTGTGGGTTGCCTTCATATACAGGCGGCGGCGAGAGGGTTTACCCCCCCACCCGGTAGAAAGCCTATGTTTCTGAATAGCAGGAGGCCCTGCATGAGCGTCGTTCCTGCCCCCTATGTCTACCAAGCCGAAGTCATCAGCGTGTACGACGGAGACACCATCACCGTCATGCTGGACCTTGGCATGAGCATCACCCGCAAAGCATCCTGCCGACTGGACGGGATCGACACTCCAGAGATCCGCACCAAGGTCGCCGGGGAGAAGGTCGCCGCATATGCGGCCCGCGACCGGGTTCGTGCTCTTGTCCTCGGCAAGAAGGTCACCCTTCAGTCAATCTCCAAGCCGGACAAGTACGGGCGCTTGCTGGTTCGGGTGTGGTCCGATGAGGGTCTGTGCGTCAATGACCTCCTGATCTCGGAGGGTCACGCCATCGCCTACAATGGCGGCACGAAGACTTCTTGGGCAGACTGGGCGACTCGATAGACTGCCTATACCCCACCACAAGTAACCCTACGGAGGCTCCACATGCCGAACACCGACCACAGACCCGAAGCCGGGAACGGCTTGCAGGGCACTTCTCAGATGTACAAGTTCGGCACCAGCCCGAACACTCGGAGCGTCGTCACCCAGAAGGTGCGCGTCCTTGCCCCCGGCTTCGGCGGTACGGGGCTTCTCCAGATTGGTGTTCTCTCCAACTTTGGACCCACCGAGTCACGCACCATCGAGAACGTGCGGGGGATCGGCTTCGGAGACATCATCGCAGAGCTTGTTCCGGGGAACACAGAGCCGATGACTGCCTCCATCGAGCGGACCATGCTGTACCTGTCGAACCTGTGGCAGAGCACTGGCTACGCCTCTGGGGTCAGCGGCCCGTGCCGAAGCCTCCGTCACCATCGTTGGCCGTTCGACATCGAGCAGCAGATCGTCTTCTCGACCATCGCTGACCGTGAGATCAGCGGCGACGGGACTGGCACCAACACAGGTTTCGGAGCGTTCGGATCGCTGCCATACGAGGGTGCCATTGGTGGAGGTGGCCCTCTCGGAAACGGCTCCGATCAGGGCAGTCACAACATCCTGATCACCTACTACGAGGGGTGCTGGTGGGGTGACTGGAACACGGCCTTCCAGAAAGACAGTGCGATGGTCATGGAGTCCGGCACGGTGACCATCACCGATGTCCACGACTTCTCCAGCGTGATCTACGGTGAGTTCCTTGCTACCGGGAACGATCCGAGTCGCGGCGAGACTGCCTCCCTGATCTACGGAGACACCTTCCGGGGCTGATCCGACCTTGACTTGATCCACCGAACCCTGACCCCACAACGTGAGGTCAGGGTTTCGTCCGTATGGAGAACAACATGAGACACGCCCTCATTCTTTCGCTGATGCTCGCTGGGTGTCCAGACCCGACACCTCCCGCGCCGCCCGCTCCCGTGACCTGTGATGCTGACCCCGCTTGGATCAGCAACCCGACGATGCCTTCCGAGGTGCCGGAAGCCGAGTCCTTCTGCGATTTCTACCAGTTCTCTTGGCAGTGGTTCTTGGCACAGGTCAGCCTCAATCCTGCGAACGGGATGCCCAACTTCCTTGAGAATCGGGTCTACCAGCCCTTGGGTGGGAATGGTCAGTGCGCCGGGGAAGCCCTCACGGGTGTGCTTGGTGTGCAGGCTGCTCTGGTGCCTCGCACTATCAAGTCCGAGGACTTTGAGGAAGTGCAGGCCGACGCGAACGCGCTCTACGACCAGCGTGGCAACGTCCTCCACTACAATGCCTTCTACTCACAGGCGCTCTGTGACTCCACGTCGAGCGGGTTCGCCCCCGGCACGTTGGAGGTCAAGGCGGCGTGGATGAAGCTGAACGCCCCGGAGTCAGACTTCTTCGTGATCGTCGTGGAGATGGGTGGCGAGGAAGTGTTCCTTGGTCTGGTCGGACTTCACCTCGCCATCTGGACACCCAACCACCCAGAGATGATCTGGGCGTCGTGGGAGCACAAGCGGAACGCTCCGCTGTGCAACGGCCACTCCCCAGAGGGTTCGTGGTCCTTCACCAGCGCAGATGCAGCGGCGTGTCTGTCCGCGAACAAGCACGACGGCGATGGTCCTCCGTCCGAGGCGTGCTCGTCTTTCGCGTTCAACACCCCTGACACACTGCCGTCCGGCACGGTGCCCCTAACGGGTGCTCCGAACAACGTGTGCCGTGAGTACGCCCACGGCAACGAGTCTGGAGCGTCGGTCAACGGCAACGACAACGAGGCCAACCTCAAGGCCATCGTAGAACTCAATGAGGCTCTGGTTGGTTCCGCAGGTCTTCTGGTCGAGCTTCCCAGCGGTGATCCCCTGTCCGTCTGGGCCAACTACGAGATGGTCGGCGGTCTGTGGACGAAGGACGGGGCCAACTCCGGTTCGCCTCCTGTGCCAAGCGGTCAGGGTCCAGCCAACCCCGACAGCCCCCAGCGGGGATCACTGGAACTGGCGAACATGAGCCTTGAGACATTCCAGCAGGGAGACGACTCGTTCATCCCCAACTGCTTCGGATGCCACAACTATGACTCCACGAAGCCGCTGGACGTGTCCCACATCCAGTCGAAGCTGCTCGTCACAGAGTGAGTTCAGTAGCCCGTTTATCGAACACCACCAGCAACAAAGGAGAACAACATGACTCGCAAACTGATGGCCTCCGAACGGAAGTCCCTGATCCGTATGGCATCCTCACTCCCCGCAGGCAGTGAGGAGCGGAGAGCCATTCTCTCCGCGCTCAAGAAGGCCGAGTCCTTCAACCCGTACCGCACGGGCCACAAGTACGGCATCAACTTGGAGTCCGTGGACAACAAGACCGTGAAGAACTACGGCGAGGAAGGGGGTGGGATCACGGCGATGAGCGGAACCTTCTACGCCACTGGGACCGTCACCGACTCCAGCCGCCCCGGAGAGCATCCTTTCAAGGCTGTGTTCTCGGTTACCGAGCATGGTCCGTCGCAGACGTTGGCCTTCAATGTGGATCGGGTGTACGGCTACTCTGCGGACGCACGGATGAACGCCGAGATCGCTGCTTATGTCTTGTTCGATTCCGACGCCGCGCAGAGGGTGTTCCATCGGATGCTGGGCAAGTTGCGGTACGTTCCCGGCTTCGGTGAGCCGGGGTATCGTCGGCGCTGATCGGCTGTAGTGGGTACAGTGCTCCATCGGAGACTGCCCCATGCTCGATCTCAAAACTCTCAAGCAAGCCCTCGCACCCCTCTCGGAAGTTGGGAGGGACGAGTCCACTTTTGATGTAGCCGGAATGTCGGTCACTGTTCGACCTCTGCTGCCCCTTGAGGAAGTAGAGGTCCAGCGGTATGCCGCGTCAGTCCTGACGGACATCCAGTCCCGAGAAGGGCTTGGTGACGATGACCAGATGGGTCGTGCAGCGGCGCTTGACTACTTCGACCGCTTCCGCATCGAGATCATCGCCTACAGCATCGTGCAGGTGGACAGCCTCGATCTCCGCAACGTCAAGACCATCGCTACGGGCGAGGTGCTGGACAACGGCGTACCTGTGCAGGTGAAGCGGACGATGGCGATGCGAGAAATCGTGGAGGGCTGGTCCCGCGCCATGATCACAGTCTGCTTCTCTCGCTACGGCGAACTGATTCAGAAGATCGCCGACCAAGCTGACAAGGTGGCGAAGACCTCGATGCCTGACCTCGATGCCGAGATCAGCCGGGTCACGGATCGTCTGGAACGGCTCAAGAACGAGCGCGACATGAGAGCGGCTGGTGATCCCAGCGTCACGAACCAGCAGATCACCAGCCTTCTCCGCGCTGGAGAGGCCATCGAGCGACAAGCCGAAGCTGCGGCTGATGCTGTCTCAATGGAAGCGGCGGGGATTAGATCGGGAGAAGATGCTCCCGCAGTACCGGAACAGCCCGCTCCCGCCCCGGAGCGCAAGTCGGTAGTGCCTCCTGTCGTTCCACCACCCTCGTCAGGCCCTCCTGTCTACCGGACCACAACTCCCCCGAAGGATGATGCCCCCACCGAAGACGGTTTCCAGTCCTCGTTCGGCGATGGCAACGACCCGGATGTGCTCGCAGCAGAGGAATCCCGCATCATGGCGGCACGGGCGGCGGCTGTTGAGGCGCGTCGTGAGGAACCATCCCCAGAGGATGCCCTGCGGCGGGCGAAGCCTGCTGGCAAGGTGGGTGGGATTGAGGCGTACAGGCTCCCCTCCGAGAACCTGTCTCCGAGGGGTCGTGAATCCTCGACGGAGAAGACCCCCACTGATCCCCGTGGAACGGAGAACCCACACTTCAAGCCGTCCCGATAAGAGAGGTCCGGCATGGACCGTCAGGCGCTTCTCCGAGAAGCAGCAGAAGAAACGCTGCGAAACGAATCAGAGGCTCGCCGATTTCTTTACAAGGATGTCGAGGCGCTGATCACGCGAGGGATGCTGACCCAGACGGTGAACCTCGACGGGAACATCATCGTGTTCCGCACCATGACCCCAGCGGAGATCGAACATCTCTTGCTTCGTGCCGATGGACGGCACGGTCAGTGGGCGAGGTTCCACATCGCGTCGTCTGTCCACATGGTCAACGGCTTCGCTGTGGAACCCCAATACGGCGGCAACCAAGCGTGGCACGTCTACAACGAGTGGGTGCGTGATCTCCACGACGAGTACGTCCGTATGCTCTATGCGTACATCACGGGGCTTCGGCTTCGTGTGGAGAGGGCGATCAAGATCACGGACGCCTACTGCCATGAGGACTACTCTCGGTCGATGTGGCGCATGATCGGCCCGATGGGCGGCGACCGGAACGTCATTCAGAAACTCTGGGTGGCCTACAACGGCGCGGACGACAGGTACGAGGCGGACCAACGCCAGTGGTCCCACACACGGTCCATCATGGGGGCGATGTCCGGCAAGGCGGCGAAGTCAGTTTCAGAGAGCATGTCGAAGTGGCAGCAGAAAAGGGAAGACCGGGCACGTCGAGTCATCGAGGAAGCTGTCAACTGGATCATCTCGGGAGAGCGTGCGGACCAGAAGCCCGTGACTGTGACCATCAACGGCGAGACATATGTGGTGCCGAAGGTCCACGCCTCACAGACGGTAGAGGAAATGGAGGGTGAGATGATGCGGGCTGTCCGTGGTGAGAAGGACTACCACGACATGCTCGTTGACCAGTACAAGCAGGAGCAGCGGCGGCGCTTGGACGAGGCGCGGGAGAAGCAGCGTGAGGCTGTTGCGGAGGCATGGGGCAACGGCGAAGAAGGCTTGCAGGGCGAGACTCGGTTCGTCGGCTACACCCCAGAGCAGTTGGCACAGATCAACCCAGCCATGCTCAAGAAGAAGCCAAACACAAGGCGGGACGCGGTTTCACCGGAGCGTGATCGGTTCACCAAGTACATCGAAACAGATGTCAAGGTGGGCTGGCTTGGGGTCAACGCCGTCCCAGAAGAAGCCAAGAAGAAACCCGCCGAAGGGCAATCACTCCAAGACAAGATCGGTCGCATCACCCCCCAGATCAAGCCATAGTCACCCTATAGCGTGACTCCATGTAGAACCTTCGGAGAACCACATGCCGACTCCAGCCATGGCCGCCGATCTGATGCTCTCGGTTGGGAGCATCCCCGGATTGGAGCAGAAGATCGCCGAAGCTACGGGAGCGGGTTTCTCTACAGGTCTTGATGGCTCCCTCAAGGCCGAACAGAAATCGATCACGGCGGCGATGTTCGCGGCTCGGCGGGACGCAATCAAGCTCGGCAGGAAGAAGGAAGCGGACGCTCTTAGAGACCTCCACGACCGAAGGTTGGCGAGCATCAAGTCTCTCTACCAGACACAACAGAAGTTGGAGAAAGAACTCAAAGGCAGGATGTCCGACGAGGAGAAGAAGGCGAAGCAGGCTGCGCTCCGACACACCATGACGATGATTGCCAGAAACCAGCAGGCGATCAAGGATGAAACCAAGAAGCGAACGAGTGCAGATGCGAGGCGGCTGAAGCTGATGCAGGAGGGGCTGGAGCGTGCCGCCCGGTCCTTCGACGAGAAGATGGAAGACAGCCTTGAGGGCTTCGGAGACAAGTTTGAGAATGTGCTCTCGCAAGCCTTGTCGGCGGAGAATCTTGACCTCGGCGCTCTGATCAAGGGCGGCGGGCAGTCGCTCAAGGGCGCGGCTCCAACCTTGATCTCAGGCGGCAAGCAGATGGCCGCTTTCGGGGCCAAGACAGGGGGCATGATGGGCAAAGCGGCGGCGGCGCTTGGAAGCAGTGCCGCTGCTCTCGGTGCCGCTGCTGGTGTTCTTGCTGGTGCCGCTGCCGTCGTCGCCGCATTCGTCGCCGTGATCATGGCCGCATACGGTCAGACCAAGGAGTTCAACAAGGCCATCTTGGAAGGTTCCAGCGCGGTGGACATGCTCGCCACCAGTGCCGTGGGATCAGCCCCGGCTTTAGAACAAGAACTCCGCAAGATCCGCACGGCGGCGATGAACACCGCTATGGGGTTCCGCACCACGACCGAAGAAGTGCTGGCGTTGAGCAACGCGATGAACCAATCGGGCTTCACCTTCAAAGAGCAGGTGCGGACGTTCGGCTCTTACCAAGAGGCCATGGAAACAGGCGTAAGGGTCACCCAAGCCTTCGGTGTCGGCGCGGGTGAGTATGCGGAGTCCGTCAACCAGATGACCCGTGACTTCGCGTATGGGCAGAATGCCATCGCAGAGGGGTTCAACGACATCTTCAGCGCAGCCCAGATGTCAGGCATGGGGGTCAAGAACTTCTTCACCGCGATCTCGGAAACCACTTCGGGCATGGCCCTCTACAACTTCAAGCTGGAGGACACGCTGGAACTGATGCTCGGGCTGGAGAAGCTGTTGGGTGAAGACCTCTCGCGGGAGGTCATGGGATCACTGAAGGGCAAGTTCAAGGGAGCCGGGACGCAAGAGCGTTTCAAGGCCGTGATGACCGCTGGTGGGGCGGGGAGACAGGTGCTTGCCGACTTCGCTGCTTCCGCAGGTGAGGCGTTCGACAAGGCACTTGCAGATGCAAGTTCAGAGACACGCGCCATGATCTCTGGCGCTGATCAACTGAAAGGGATGTCTCCGCAAGAACTCGCTCAACTCGCCAACAACATGCAGGATGCTGGCGATGTTGACCTCGCCCGAAAGGTGCTGGCTCTGGGAAGGGCGCAGCGGGGCGGTGCCGCTGGGGCAGGTCTGGGCGCGAGAGCCGAGGCTCTGGGAGAACTCGATCAGGCTGGGACGATGGCGTTCAGCATGTCCCAAGCCTACGGTGTTCTCGGAGATCGGGCGCTCACGGACATGTCCGGCGTGACCAAGATGGCGTTTGAGGAGATCACGGGCCTCTCTGGCGAGATGCTGACGGCGTATCAGGATGTCTTCGCACGGGCCGAAGCAAGGTCTGGCGGGGCTGATTTCAAGGAAGTCATCGCAGGTATCCAATCTGGAGATTTGCTGTCCGAGGAAGACAGGAAACTTCTGGCGGACATGCAGGAGAAGGCCCCACAGACGATGGAGAGCATAGCGCAGCAGCAGTTGAAGCAGACACAGAGCATCCTCCAGACCCTCAAGACGGGCGTGGTGATGATGCTGGAACTGATCTACGACGGTCTGTTCGGGTTCCTGCCGGGAACGGAAGACGTGACCGGGGCGCGACAGGCGATGGAGAAAGCCCAAGCCCTCTCCGACGCCTCCCCCGAAGACGAGACTCTGGCCGCGAACGCCCTCATGGCGCAGAAGGCGTATGAGGCTGTCCTACAGGGTGGGACGACCGCAGGGGTCTACCAGCAAGCGGCGGCGGGACTCACACAGAAACAGCAGTTGGAGACAGGGTCCGCTGCGGTGGGCGGGGAAGCGTTGGGGATGGCGGCACAACGCAACCTTACGGGAACTGGGGTCGGCGCTCTCACTGGACTTCTTCTGGGTGGCCCGGTGGGTGCGATGACGGGGGCGGCGAAGGGATCCATCGCGACCGGCCTTTCGACTGCCTTCGACTACTTCTCTGACTTTGACCTCGACAAGACGTTCGGGGAGATGACAGAGAAGCAGCAGGAAGCTGTCGCGGTGGCCGCGAAGGCTGCGGATGACGCCAAGAAGCAGTCCAAAGATCAGGTGAAGGCTACACATGGGGTCGAGGACGCCATTGAAGACATCGGCGAGCAGGCGAAGTTCCGCGAAGCGGAACGTATCTTGAGGGAGAACCTCAACTTCTCCGGTGACATCAGCAATAAGGCTGCGATCAAGGCTCACATCGACTCCCTTGCGGACGCAGGACAGAGACGGATCGGCTACGACCAGATCGATATTCTCGGAGATCAGTTGAACGACTTCATCTACCGGGGCGACGGCACGACAGGAACGATCTACCCCATCAACGGTCGTGACGTGGTGGGCACCCTCCGTGATGGGAGTGGTCCGCTGGCAGGGATGGGGAGGGGTGTGTCCATCAACAGCATCGTCGTCTACGAGTCCGGTGACCCGCAGAAGACCCTCGCCATGATCAAGCAGGGTGTAGACGCTGCCATGCGGAGGGCGTGAGGTGATTCTTGTCTGATCCCAGCCCAATCTTCCGAGGTGCGTTCCCCGCAGGGGCCGACGACGAGTTCTCTGGTCGTGGCGTCCGTCCGGTGGTGTTCGACATCATCGCACCTGATGGTGAGACAAGCATCCTGCCCGACGCCCTCAAGATGGTGCTGCATGTGAACCCGTCCAGCATGAGCATCAAGGGCGAGAAGGTCATCGAGAGGATGCAGTCCAAGAGTGGGTACGTCGAGCAGCACTTTGGTGACGGCACCAAGAGCATCGACTTCGATTTGGCGACGGGCGGCTTCATGCGGCTCTACACGGGACTGTCGAGCAACACGTCGCCGATTATGACGGGCGGCACCCGGCGCGAGACACTGGCCTACGACTCGTACCTCAACATCCTCGCCCTGTTCAACAACAACGGCTCCGTCTACGACATCACGGGCCAAGTGGCCTTGCAGGGCAAGATCAAGATCACGTTCGACGGCGGGGTCTACTTCGGCTGGTTCACGACCTTCACGGTCACGGAGTCAGCAGACAAGCCCTACCAGTTTGCGTTGACGGCGGCGTTTGAGGTCGAGCGAGAAATCCAGACGTGGCGGACGGCGGTTGACTTGGCGAACCCCCTGTCTTCGTTGCTGTGAGGTGACTGATGGCTGATGAAAAGAACGGGAACGAGGAACAGTACATCGCCAGCCGGTACGACGGACTCGCGGTAGGGCCGAAGCTCACCTACACCTACGAGACACAGAGCAGCGTGCCCTACGACGGCACGAACAAGCTGGCACGGCTGCTGTCTCCGTTCACCCTTCGGCTGGTCGTCCCAGAGGCGTTGGTCGAGGCTGCTGGTGTGTCTACGACCGATGTGAATCTTCTCGGCAGGGCGTCGAAGGCGTCATCTGATCTCACGTCCAAGGCCAACGCCATCCGAAGCGCCATCGGCATCCCACAGGTGACCGGAAACGGCAAAGGGTACGACACCACCACTCTCCTGACCTCGTTGCAGTCCACCCTGTCGTCCGGTCAGGCGCTCTTGACGACGTTGGGCAACACAGAGAGGGCTGTGGTCACGGATCTCGTCACGGTGGCGGACATCCAGTACCAAGTGGAGAAGATGCTCCAGACGCCTCCGCTCACGTTGTTTGTGAACCCGAACACCCTCTCCATCAACCGCTCATCGGTTCAGCAGTTCAGCAACAGGACGCGCTACGGGAAGGTGTTTGAGAGATGGGGTCAAGCGCAGGTCACCCTGTCGATTTCTGGTTCGACCGGGGCGTTCGCGGCGGGCAACCCCACGGCCACGGCGGGTGCTGTGCAGTCGTCGGCGGGATTCGCTGGGATCACGAACAGCGAGAACGAGGTGCCCACGGGTGTCCAGTTCGCCAGCAAGCGTGACTCCGCAGCGTTCCAGCAGTTGATGTCCCTGTTCCACATCTACCAGAACAACGGCTACATCTACGACACCGTGGGTGGGAGCGAGGCGCACTTGTTCGTCGGGTCAGTCGCCATCGACTACGACCAGATGACGTACATCGGGAACATCGACTCCTTTGAGTATGGCTACAGCGACGAGAACCCGCATCGCATCGAGTGGAGCATGGAGTTCACTGTCAGCCGTATGTTCGACCTCGCGGAAGAACCTGTGGTCGTGACTCCACAGAGCACCCCGTCGCCGGGGGCCGGTGGTCTGTCTGACGCCGAGTTGGTTCGACTGCTCACCGACACACCATCGCAGAGCAGCATCACCGTTGCGTCGGTTCCCGTCACCACAGAGTCAGGAACCGTCTTGGGAGACGTTGACATCAACGTCAGCGGCACAGAGCAGTTTCAGCCGGGAGAGGGGCAGACACCCCTCGATGTGCTCGGGGCTTACTTCACGCCTACAGGGCTTCTCGGGTAGGGGTGGTGCATGGCTATTGGTGATCGTCCATACGTCGGATCGTGGGAACTGGGGAAGCAGACCATTGTGAAGCACACGCCTGATGCGCGTGTGCTGATCAACGGGCAGGAGGAGTTCGCCATCTGTGCGACCTGCAACAAGAAGACGGACTTCAACAAGTACATCACGACCATCTCGGTTGATCCCAGCACCGACCCCATTTCGACCGCGACGATTTCTCTGTCTGTGCCTCGCCATGCCTCCGACGTGTTCTCGCATGACGGCAACTACGTTCTGGAGCCGGGGCTGGAGGTCGTGGTCCAGATGCGCGGGTACTTCCCGGTCACCGGGTACGCCGCCAAGGGACAAGACGAGAACGAGAGTGGTCTGGCGTCCGAGGAAACACCGGTCTACCCCTACTACCAAGTGTTCCGGGGTGTGGTGACCGAGGTGAGCCATGAGTTCAGTGGCGGCTTCTACACAGCCTCGATGTCTTGCGCGAACATCCTGCACTTCTGGCAGTACCTCTACCTTGCCACCAACGGCTCCGTGTTCGGAAAGACCCCGGAGAAAGGTGCAGGCGTGGAGGTGGACCTGTCCGGTCACCGCTTCACCGGGATGTCTCCCTACGGGATCATCTACACGCTGATGCGCGTCGGGTTCGGGTCGGCGTTCGGAGTCAACTGGACGATCAGCCAGAAAACGAACCTCTCTGCTGTAGATGACACCACGGGCATCTCCCTATTCAAGCACGCCGCACAGTGGTGGGAGAAGCGGTGGCAGGAGTCGTCCATGCGGCTCCGCATGTATGGGTTCGACGGGACGCTGTTCAACTCCTTTGAGCAGGCGTATCTGGGCATCTTTGACGGCAAGAAGAACGCCAGCCTGATCCAGTCTTTCGGGATCGAGGTTCCCAATGACAAGGACTTCGACAACAGCACGGCGCGAGCGAACGCCGCGCGACGGGCGGGCTACCGAGGCACAGAGACAATCGCAGCCATCGCCGACGAGGATGGGTACAGGATCGACGCTGCCAAGATGCAGGCGTACACGCTCGACCTCGGACGGCTGGGGTCCGTGAACTTCTTTGAGACGGAGTACATGACGAAGCTGGAGATCGCCAACGCCGCCAAGGAGATCACGGGCTTTGAGTTCTACCAAGACGTAGACGGCGACATCGTGTTCAAGCCGCCGTACTACAACCTCGACACCAGCAGCGACCCCGTGTACCGCATCGCTGATCGTGATCTCATCTCCATCTCGGAGTCAGAGCGCGAGCCAGAGGCCACCTACGTCAAGGGATCAGGCTCCCTGTTCAGCAACTTCACGGGCATCCTCTCGGGTGAGTTCGGCGACAGACAGGGCAAGTACGTCGATTGGCGTTTGGTGGCGAAGTTCGGTTGGAAGGAGACATCGTTTGAGAGCCACTACTACTCTGGCTCCAAGCAGATGTTCATCGGCTCAATCATGCGCCTCGACGTGGCGAACATGGAAATGCGATCAGCCAGCATCACCATCCCACTCCGACCGGAGTTGCGCCCCGGCTACCCGGTGTACGTCGAGCACTTGGACTGCTTCTACTACATCAAGTCGATGTCCCACTCGTTCGCGGCAGGTGGAACGTGTCAGACCACGTTGACCTGTGCGGCGAAGCGAGCGAAGTGGCTCCCTCCCGGCTTGCCTGACCGCAGCGACGGGAAACTCCCGTCGCTCGACAACGTGCGCTTGGGCAACCCCGGCGAGTTCCCAGCGATGCCCTTGTATGTCTTCCCAGAGGACATGCCTAACGGTGACGAGGGGAGCAGCGGCCCACCTCGGATTCAGGGCTACCCGAACGTGGTCATGGCTCTGGATCCCGACAAGATCAACCCCACCACGGTGCCGGGGATGCCGACGTTGAGTTCGGAGACCTTGCTCGACATCGTGCTGTCATTGGGCATCCTGCGGCGGAATCCAGAAGACCCGGAGAACAACTCCTTCATTCTGAATGGCGGGGATGATTTCTTGGACGACGTGGTGATCCAGAAAGACGCGCTCATTCAAGGGTACACCGATGTGGCCGAGGCCCTTCGTGCGGTGGGGGATACAGTCCTCGGCGGGAACCGGAGCAGGCAAACGGGCCTCAACATCGAAGACGTTGTTGGGAGCGCGGAGATTGGGGCAGTGCTCTACGAGGTGATTACGGCCTACCGGAACATCGAGGATGCCGACAACCTCAACCGCTACATGGCCCTGCAACGCTCGTTGAAGAATGTCTTCGGTGAAGACATTCGCGACGGAGCGCCTGTGACGGGTGAGTACCGCTACTTCTCATCCTCGGCCCCGAACGTGGAAGACCAATCCCCATCGGAGTTCTTGTTTGACTCCGAGACCGGTGAGATCCGCAAGACTCCTGTGGGCGGGGTGTTTGAGACAGTCTCGACCAACCCGATCACCTTGCTTCGTCAGGTGGGTGGTCGGATCAAGGTGCAGGAGGGCTACCCCGAACGTGCCTTCCGAATCTACGGTCTGAACGCCGACGACGAGGCAGACACAGCGGACTCACCCTACGTCGATGTGACCACACGGGACATCCGGTTCATCAACTTCTCCCGCCACGGGGTGAAGGTTTCGACCACCGAGCAGCAGGAAGAAACAACAGGACCGTCGCGCCTCCTGTTTGACGTGAAGGCGATGGAGAAGACGTTCACCAAGCAGTTAGTCGCAGTCGCAACTGAAGCCTTCCGCGATGCTCTCGATGACGACGACAAGCAAGTCGATGTTCTGTTCGCGGTTGACGATGTGCTTGACGGATTGGGTGGGTACGGAAGCATCTTCCGCGACCTAAACCAGCTTGCAGGAGCACTGGCTGTCAGCACTGGGGCAACCAATGAGCAGTGGTCGGAGGTGGATGCCGTGCTGGACAAGTACAACCCCACCAACAGCGAGGGGTTTGCCAACAGCTTCGGGACGTTCAAAACCGAAAATGGGGAACCCGTAAAGACAGGCACTATTGGTGCCGTGACGGGACTGCGGGGGGAAGTCGGGATCGCTCGCATGGCCCCGCAGATTGCGTGGAGCCTTGCACAAATACTCGACACCATCCAACAGGCATACCTGAACTTGAAGGTGAACGCGCCAACGGAAGAACCAGAGGACGAAGAAGGGCGCATCATCAAGGGGGGTCTCTTGTACGAGCCTTCCCTGCTCGACATGCAGGCATTCGGAATGTTCCTCTCTCGGTTCCCTTCCTACCGAGGTGTCTCCGATGGCCGTCACACCTCGACGGCGGCACAGTACAATCTCCAACCGATCTCGACCGCCGTGCTCCCTGTGAGTGACAACGCCGGGTACGAGGTCTACGGCGCGATGGCCTATGGGCGCGGACTGGACATCACCAAGTACAAGGGGCTTCTGGACAACGAGGGATCGCCAACCACACAAGCATCTATGCTCGCTGTGGAACAGTTCTTCGCGGCACTCGCTATCAACGGGGCAGAGGTAGCGAAAGCTGTCTTCGCACTTCCCGCAGACGCCAAAGCCGCGCTCGCCGCTGATCTGGAGGCCACCGACGACGCCGATCTGGTGTCGAAGATCAACACGATCTTTGAGGATGACTCCGAGTCCGTGTACGTCCGAAACACGCCGATCACCTCTCGGAGCCGGGGCATGTCCAACACTGCCTCCGTCAGCATCTCGGAGTTGGCTGATCTCACGGTGGAAACGAACACCGTCTGTCTGTGCAAGGGTGTTGAAGCGACGTACTTCCTGCAAGCCTTCACGGGAGAGTTTGTGGAGTTGGTCGGGGATGAGGCGGTCAACGATTTCTTGATGGACGAGGCTGCGGTGGCTGGAGAGAGACACCAGATCACACGTCAGGCGCTCGCGGGTCAGGCGCTCGACACGCGCTTTGAGAACAAGCTGAAAGAGACAGGGCAAAACTTCAGCGATGCTGTCCAGAGTCTTGGGCGGACGGCGAGGTCCGAGTTTGAGAGAACCCGCGACGAGTTCAACGAGGCATCCGACGACCTGCTCGCAGGGACATCCGAAGCACAACAGGTGGACCTGTCGCCTGACGAGGGAGGCTGATCATGCCAAAGGTCACGAAGGGAGACATCTCCCGTGAAATGGGGGTCACCAACCTCACGGTCAGCAACCTCCGAGGGGGCCGCAAGTTTCCGATCCGGTATGGGCGTGTGCTCCGAGTGGACCCGAAGCGCATGGTGATCGACCTCGTTGTGCTCAACCAGACCAACGTGAAGTTCACCAACGTCCCGATCTCGTTCCCCGGCGCTGGGGGGCGTCACTTCTTCGGGGCGATGCCAGAGATCGGTGACATGTGTTTGATCGGCATGGCCCCCGCAGAGTCAGGGAGGTCGAAGCGGCCCGTGATCCTCGGCTGGTACGTCCCGTCCACACAGTCAGGATATGACTGGCTCAACGTCCGATCCCACGGACCCGACGAGTTGGAACTCACCCCCAAGCAGAAGGTCGCACTGACCGGGGTTGCATCCGAGCGGCGTCACAAGTTGAGGCAGATGGAGGCAGGCAACGTGGTGGCCTCGTCTTCGCAGGGGGCGGACCTACTGCTCACCGAGTCGGCCACGCTGGCGAACCGACGAGGAAACGAGATCATCCTGCGAGATCAGGACCAAGCCCTTGTGGTCAGAAGTCTTCAGCAGTTTCACGCTGGGGCTGGGTTCCGGTCCTACAGCGGGATGGTTCAGCGGGACGCGAACCTGCTCCCGACACAGGTGGTCACGGACACAGTGGATTGGGCGTCCGACAGACAGGTAGACGACACAAGGACCGCGCTCCCCCCAAGCAACTTGGACTCCACAGGCAACGATGCCTACAAGGCGAGTCTCGCGGGTGTTTACGACACGGACATCACTACCACCAGTGCTACCGATCCCAAGACAGTCCTTCAACGTGGTTTGTTCCTCGACGGTAATGGCAACTTCACCCTCAACTCAAACGATGCGGTCTACGGCGGCAAGCCCATCTACCGGGTGTCCACAGACCTTGGGAACGCTGCGCCAACGGCAGGGGTGAACACCTTTACCGAGTACCGTGTCGAGGTGTCCCATACGAGCACAGGTGTCCTCCCCGTCACGGAGCAGACGGACGGCATCGACATCGACCGCTTGCTGTCCTCACCACCGAGTCAGGCAGAGGGCGTCACAGGAGGCAACGAGAACGGGACCACAGACGCATCGCTCTTGAGTCCCAACAGCGCGATGGTGGAGTTCGTGCTGGGAACAGCCGTGGGGAACGACCCCTTCTACAAGCCGGACGAGTACGGGCTTCCGCTTGTGGCGAAAGTCACAACAGAGAGCGGGCAGGAGGGAACGGCGATTCGGGCTTACGACCCGGCGACGGACACGCTGCAAGATCAGTTGGCGTTCTTGATCCGGTCCCGTGATCCCGAAGACCCCGGCAAGGAGAGCTTCATCGCTCTCTCCAAGGGTGGCGCGTGGTTGACCTCGTTCCAAGGTCAGGGTTCAAAGGTCGCGCAGGAGAGCCTGCGAACGGGAAAAGCCAGCTTCTACGGGACAGATTCGGACGGCCAGAGTCGGACCTTAACGGCGGCGGGTGCCATCTCGATGTTGACCTCGGCGGGACGGACAGCCGACAACGTGGGTGTCGAGATCAAGTCGGTGTCGGGTGCTGTGGAAATCTTCGGGGGCGGGCCAAACACGGCAGGTGCGGCAGACGGATCTACGAACCCCAACGACTCCGCGAACAGCAAGACTGCCCTCTCGCTTCGGAGTGCCAACGGAGCGGTCCTTGGAGCAGCCGAAAAGGTCAAGGTCACCGCACCGGAGATCAACCTCACCGAGAACAAGGTCACAAACATCCAGCCCTCCAGCGCGTTCAATGTGAACTCGGGGGATGCGATCTCCATGTCGAGCAAGACGCTGGGCATGACCATCAACGGACAGGCCGAATACACGTTCGGTGGGCCTCTTGACGGCCTTGCGACGAATGGGGCGACCCGTCTGACCTCGTTCTCTGGCAACCCCGCCACAGGGGCGCTGGGCGGCTCCGTGGACGACTACACGGTGACCTTCGGCGGGCGCTCCGAGTTGTTCCGCATGGGTCGCCATGAGACAACGATGAACGTCGGGTCGTTCAACGTGTCCACGATGGGTGTGAACCTCCCATCTGTGGGACCGGGTGCAGGAATCTCGATCACGACGGGACTCCCCCTTCTCGACAACGGAGTCACAGCGACCCCTGCATCTGCCACACTGGTCGCGAACGTCGGTGTTGCCACAGTATCCGCGACCAAGGGTCTGGCTACGGTGAAGGGAACGGCTGGCGTTCTCATGCAGAGCGCCGCCTTCGTGAACTTGAGGGCACCTCTCGTCACCGTTTCAGCCCCGGCACCACCGGGAGGTGTACTCACAGATGGGTGTCTTGACTCCCTGACCGGGCGACCCTTCCTTCTCTCTGGGACGATTGGATCACCGGGCTTTCGGACGGTCCCGTAGTGCCTGTCACCCCTCCAGCCGTAACGGGAGCGATCATCGCTGCTGGACCTATGCTCAAGGGTCCAGCTTGGTTCCAGTTGTCCACCGCCATTGGCATCGCGGTCGTGGGATGGTCCGTGATCCCAGCAAACGTGGTGATGGTAGGGACCACCACAGGAGCAGCCGGTGGAGGCCAAGTCACAGGCAAGTTGGTGCTTCCTCCTGTCCCTGTTCCCGTGGTCGCGGCCCTCACGGGAACAGGGATGGTCGGACTGAACGCTCCGCAAGTGGGTGCTGCGGTGGGCATCGGCATCGGCACAGCGTATTCGGCTTCCGGTGCCTACATCGGACAGAGCGTCGGTGCCATCGGGGCTGATGTTTCCAAGGTCGTCTTCGCGAACCCTGCCACTCTGGTCACCGCACTCAATGTGGCGATGGCTGCACAGGGGATCATCGGACCCGCCTCAAAGCAACTCTCGGTCGGCCTTGCCTCCGGTATCGCGTCTATGTTCCTCACAGGTTTCGGGACAGGAGTGTCTGTAGGCGCGGCTGGTCCGTCACCGGGTATTGGTGTCAGCAGGTCAAGCATCATCTGACCGAGGGAATGGCGACGTGGGTTTCGATCTCAATGGCTATGTGCTCCGACCCGCACGGGTGGCAACAGGGAACTCGTCTGACTCTGACGAGGCTACGACCGGTGTAGACCGAGATCACATCACCGTGACGACGCTGACGGCGCTTGGCTATGTGGTCCTCCCCAACGATCCCGTCGAGCCATACGCCGACATGTACCGGGCGGCAGTCCTGCTCCAGCCAACCGACCGAGCGGCGAGTCGGGAATACTGCATGTTCGCGGCGTCGAACGGATTTCTGTCGGACACCACAGACGAGGTGAAGTTCTGGTGGACCCGCAACGATCCTGATGTCCAGCGGTTCGGCTGGGACGGCATCGCACAGAAGTGGTTGCCTCTCAAGGGATCACCCGCACGGAATCTCGGACCCGTGGACCCCGACGAGTCCTATACCTTGAACCCACCACCGACACGGTTTGCCTCTGGGGTCACGCTCCCCAACCCTGCTTCGGCGGATGGGTACGCGCTGGTTCGGGTTGGCCTCTATGCGGACTCGGGATCCACACCACTGGAGATCCGTGTTGTCACTGATGTGGTTGCCGACGCTGGGGTCTGGGATGGTGGTTTGGGTGACGCCATCATGGGAGAGAAAAGCGGCATCCTCATCCTCAACCCCACCTTCGTGGAGGCACAGGCGGGACGTGACCTCTGGTACAACGCCGAGACGTTCGTGCCCGATGCTGATGGCGACATGGGCACCATGGCGGACTTCCCGACCACGACCAAGCAGGGGTTCCCCTCGCTTTCCCCTGTTCCCGGCCCCGGCGAGCGCCCCTTGCTTCGGATTGGCAGTCGGACATGGCTGAAACCCAACTCGGTGGTCAACGATGCTGCGCTCCCCGTCCCTTCTGTGGTCAGTTCCGGGGACTTCTACTGGTCGCGCACGACGGGGCGCATCGTCCTGTCAGCAGCCGACATCCTTCGTGCTACACCGGGTGATGCTACCTACGACCGTGCCTATCTGGGATCACGTCTCTACTTCGACGGTGTAGTTCTCTCTACCAAAGCAGTCACGGTGAAGGCCCCGAGCGTCATCTACGACAGCACAGGGCAGAAGGTCGATCCGGCTCTGGGTGGAGTCACGGTTGGCGACTCCACGGGCGACCTCTACGTCCAACGGTCGGTGTGCCTTCCCCCTCCGGGGGTCAGCGGGGTTTCATGGGTGCCGGACGGCTCTGGTGAAAAGCCGACTACTGCCGCCCTCACGACCACCCCCCAGACCCGTCCGAACGGCACAGGTCTGGTGCGTCAGGTGAGAGCAGAGGCGGGAGACACGTTCTTCTTCTCGTTCTCGGACTCGTCCAACTTCGCCTTTGAGAATGTCGATGTGGAGGAGTACGACGAAGACCTACCAAAGCTCAAGATCAAGGTGCCCAAGACGGATGTGGCTGTGGCTCGCATGGAGCCATCGACCACCCCCGCTGGAGCGGACAACGCATCTCGGATTCAGTTGAGGCATCGTCCTGTCCGACAGGACGCCTTGTACTTCCGACAGGCGATGATCGCCCCATCGACCTACGCCGAGGAAGCCACCATCTACTCTCGGTTTGAGGGTCCGTACACGCTGGTTGGCACAGAGGTTCTTCGGTACGCCATCGACGGATCAGTCCACACATGGTCTGCCGCAACGCTGGGTGCCGGAACACACACGGCGAGCGACGTGGCTGCGAGTTTCACAGCAGGCCACGCTGGAGTCGAGCGAAACCGCGTCTACCTGCAATCCCCGACCCCGGAGACAGGTGCCGTGGAGATCGGTTGGAACACAGACCAGACGGACCTCTCGGGCCACGCTGTTCTCGGCTTCCTTCCCGGCTGGCGTGTGGACATGGACGACCCCGAAGACCGTTTTCGGTGGCTCCCAGACAACGGGGCTTCGATGGGTGTGTTCCGGTCCCCCGTGAACCTCGACCGGAGCGATCCTGACACGCTGGACATCCGAGCACGCTCGCGATTCAAGGACGAGGTGTTGTCCGAGAGCATCCCGGCAGTTCCCTTCGTCACGGTGAACCAGCCTCCCTTGGAGAACATCGACGGGTACAGCCCGAACCAGCACTTCAAGGTTCAGAGCGGTCTTCTTGAGGTGTTGCTCCGCAACTACCCGAACACCAAGAAGATCGGGATGAAGTACGACTGGCCGAACAACCGCTTCACATGGGTCGAGCAGGGCACCACGAACCCGACCTCGGTTGCGTTCCCTTCACCCACGCTCCAGTTGAGCGACACCGGAACGGTTACCGAAACGGTTTCCTCTGCGGCGATGGAAGACGGCTCGTTCGGCCTTGATCTCAAGGGTGCGACAGACACCTTGTACACGGAACTGGCCCTCGGAACTGATTTCTTGATGCCCGGTGATGGACAGCCGGGTCAGGCAGTTCGCATCTCCGTCGAAGGTGAGATCATCTCGCAGGGCGGCAACGGCACCTTCGCGAGCGGGTCGGTGACGTTCTCTGATCCCAATACGCCTCTCGGGACTGTGTTCCCCGGCTACCTGCTCCACATCATCAGCGGTGATGCCGAGGGGGTGTACACGTTCACGTCTGCTACTGACGTGACGCCCCCCTTCCCGGCAAGCGCAGGGAGCACCAACACCGCACCGCCCGCGCAGTGGCGCATCTACGAAGCCAAGCAGCGGACGGATCTGGATGGGACGCTTCTCGCTGACGTGAAGCAAGTGGTCACCAACCACCTGCCCGAAGAACCATTCAAGATCCGAACTCTCACGGCGGCGGGCACGGTTGGGGGTGCTCTCACTGTCAATCCTGTGGACGCCTTGCGTGTGGGTCGGGTGACGAAGCTGCGGTTCGGTCTGGATGCTGGATCACCGGAAGCAATCCCGACGTACCTGACCCGTGGTGTAGAAATCGGCACGGTCGTGGCGACCGGGCTGACTGTTGATGCCACCGACCCTCATGTGGCGACATCGGATAGCGGTCCTGTCCGCTTCCAGATTCGCATCGGTGCGTTGGTCTACACCCCCACGGTGAACGGGGGTGGTGGTCCGGTAGATGTGGACACCACCACAGGAGCGGTGACCATCGACGCTGCGGTGGTGTCAGAACAGACCGGAAGTAGTGTCTTCTACGACCAGTTGTTCCTCTCCCCCGCTGATCTCGCAGCAGGGACGTGCGAGATCAACGCCGCTGACGGGTCCGTGAACATCACGTCTGGTGCTCTGTTGACCCAATCTGGGAAGACGGCCTACTTCGTGGAGCAGATGGTCACGGAGAACAGCCTCGACGTGACCACCTCGCCCCTCAACGGGAGTGTCCTGTTCAACAAGCCTCTACGAGCAGGGCAGATTGTCGAGGTCAGCTACTTCCAAGCGGACAGCAACGGGGACAAGAAGCTCGATGCCAATGGTGCTGCCGTTGAGATCACGGAGTTCTTGCCTCTCATTGTCCGCCTTGAGGAAGCCACCCGTGTCGATGGGTTCACCTACACCTACAACCCGACAGGAAAGACACTCTCGACCACGGTTGAGGAGTTCATCTGGGTGGGTGTGAACCTTCAAAACTTTGCTGGAGTCACGACAGCCACAGCGGAGAACGGAACCATCAAGTTCCTGTCCGAAGTCAGCACGACCGACAAGGTGCAGATCAACTACGGCGTGCTGGAAGCCTTCGGCGGTGAGCAGGCGTACACGGTCAGTACACCCCCTGTGTACCGCAAGCCCTTCTTTCTGGAGTCAGGGACGAGCGAGTTCACTCTGGAAACGAACCGCACCAGCGACTTCCCTGTAGGTCATCTGATCCTGTTGGGTCCGGCACCCATCTACATCACGGCCTCCTCCTACGACAGCGGAACAGACACCACCACGGTCGGCATCTTCCCCACAACACAGGTCGAGGTCGGTAGTCGAGCGGTGGGCAGGGATGCCGGACTGACGGTTTCAGACTTCCCCGTGGCCCCGGCGACGAACCCAGCGACGGGCGGCTTTATACCTGTGCTGGACACAGCGACAACACCCTTGCTGCCTGCGGACAAGGGACAGTTGGAGGTGTCGTTCTACGGTGACGTGCGCCAGTACACACGGGCGAACCACCTTCTGGAGATCGACGGCTACCCGTACATCGTCGTCGGGTCATCGCTCTCGGACGACGGAAGGAACACCGTCGTGAGCCTCGCTACCCCGGTCTACAAGGACCACGACAACTCGGACACCGTTCGGGTCAGTGTGCGGCCCGTGTACGCGCCAAGCCCTGTCCAGTTCGCGGGTCTGTCTCCCTTCGTGCAGAGCGAGGACTATGACCTGTTCTTGCTGGGGCGGAAAGACTCCAGCGGCAAGGACATCCCCGGCAAGCTCTTGGTCGAGGATGTCCACTACACCGTGGACGCCAACTCTGGTGACGTGATCTTCCAGAGTCCGACACAGGGGGCTTTGAATCCCGGCGAGTACCTGCACTTCCGACACACTCGGCTGGTCAACGTGCTCCCAGAGATCGTGGACGGTGCGCTTCTCTACCCCTTCTACAAGGCGAAGTACCTCCACATCACCACGCCCTCTCTGGAGAACCGACTTCTCGGTCAGATCCTCAAGGCGCAGTACAGCTATCGTGATCCCGACTCGTTCTACTTCTCGGTGCTCACCCTCACCGACTACCTGCCCAAAGTGCAGGCGGCGTCGGGGGCGCAAGGGGCGAACCCGGTCAGCTTCGGTGCATCCGTTCCGTTCGGCGGCTCGACTGACTTGAGCAAGAAGGGCAACTTCGGGCTTCGTGGTGAGGCACGGGACTTCAAGGACCAAGACCGAGCAGCCCGCGCCTACATCAGCTTGTTCAACGGAGTCGTGTTGGCCTTTGAGCAGGTGTTGGAGGCCATCGACGGTCGGGTCATCGGCGACAGGGACGGCAAGTTCCGGTTCTTCGTGGGTCGCGGCAAGCGGTATGTCCGCCCCGGCTTTGAGGACGAGATCACAGGCGACTTGCGGACTCGACTGGTGTGGCGAGAAATCGTCAACGAGTGGTCGTCCGACAGCTACTCGGGATGGTACAAGACGGCTGACCCCGTGTTTGATCCCACGACGGCAGAGGTTCCTGAACCTACCGACAGACCGGGGGCCTCGGACGGGAAGACACCCAACCCCGACACGCTCCAGTTCTTCACGAACAAGCAGCGCCACCGCATCAAGAACGACATGGACGACAGGCTCCTCATTGGGTTTGGTCGCCCACGGGGTCTGGCGGCATTGTTCCCCTCCTTCGACATCCCCGGAGTGTTCCGGTCGATGTGGCAGGCGCACCGCTACTCGCGCCTGTACCCAGAGATGACCCGACACTTCTCACGGCTGTTCCCCGGCATCGACTTCGTGCCGGAATCCGATCCCGGCTTCTACACGTCGGGGCGCAAGGTCACGGTGCCCGGTCCAGAGCCGGGTGAGGAAACCGAGCAGGTGGTCAAGACCCGGAAGTCTCCCATCGGCCAGATCGCCAACCCCGCTCTCGGCAACGTCGAGAACGTGGTGGATGTCACGGCAGAGGACCGACGCCCTCGCGCACGGGTCTGGGCCTACTACCCGAATGGGAACACGGACCTCGGCACATCGGCTGCGACCATCGTGGCGACCCCGCTCCCGTTGAGCGAGTTCCCAGTGGATCCCACTACGGGACTCCCCGATCCCACCCAACTGATCTCCGGTGGCGGTGCCCTGTTCGACCTTGTGTCTGGTGACGTGGACCTCTCCACCCCGGCGTTTGAGGTGGGCCAGCAACTCAACTACGGCAAGCCGAACGATACGGTCTACTCACTGACGGACAGCAGCGGTAACGGCATCTTCGTCAGCCAAGTGATTGACGGCTACATCATCGTCCTCGGCGATAAGGCAGGTGCCCCCCTGTCTGGTTCCGCTGTGCTCTACAACGGCACCGACCCGCTGGAGGAGATCATCAGCGTTGACGACGGGTACGGCGACACGGTGTTCTGCGGCCCGGTGATCGACTTCGCCTTGCTTGACGCCATCGCAGAACTCCCACTTACCGAGGCAGATTCGGAAGCAATCATCGCATCGCTGCCCGACTACCGCATCCAGTACGACCTCAAGGTGGGCAAGCGCACGGGCGAGTTCATCGACGCTTCCCTTCCGGTCAAGGAAGACGTGTTCCCACTGCCCTTGCAGACGTGGTTGAACCAGAACCCCCCACAGCCAATGACCTGCATCGAGGGTGATGTTGAGTTCGTGAACACGGATGGGGAGCCTGCCCAGCTTCCGTGCCTGCTTGGCGAGGACAAGGACGACACGGGCGACTACCAGATCCCGTACATCAGAGGGGCCGACACCGAGTTGTCTGTCCTCGGTCGAGTGGCCGCTGACTTCCGGCTGCTGTTTGAAGACACCACCGCTGTGACGACCCACACATGGAAGGCCGTCTACCCCGACGAGATCATCGGTGAGGATGGTGCGATTCTCACGTCGGCCTACGACATCGGCACCCAGCGTGACCCGGCGACCCTCTACACCTCGACGGACCTGACCCCGGTTGCGACGGCTGGATCCTACACGGCCAACTCGGGCATCGGTGACGCGAGGCCCTATGACTTCTTGTTCATGCAGACCGAGCAAAGTGGGGTTCCGGCTGGGATCACAGGCATCCTCTCCATCGGGGACGTGACCTCGGACAAGATTGAGACTCCTCGCTTCGTGACTCCAGTACCCGAAGGGGCGGTCATCAAGCACACCATCCAGAACGCTGCGGTGGCAGTCAATCGCAGCGGGGCCGAGGGCGTCATCGTCACGGAAGTCGAGCCTGTGCCGACCCTCTACCAGACGACGTTCGACTGTTCCTCGGTCGGGTTCGTGCTGGACGATGGGGCAGGTGGTGGGCCTCCCGGTGTTGGCGGCTACAACCAGTTCCTTGCGGCTGGTCGTGCGGTCGTTGTGCGGATCTTCGACCCGGCAAACGGCGCTCTGGTTGAGAGCATCACCGTGTCGGGCGGAACCGTGTGGGGAAGCGTCCTGATCCCCGCTGGCATCCCAACCTTCACGTTCTACTTCCGCAACGGCTTTCTCTACATCGAGACAAACAACGCTGTCTCGTCGGTGGCGAACGACGGCAACTACTACGACGTGACCATCTCGGTGGACTCCTACATCGACGCCGAGACTTCTGCGGTGAGCGGGCTGGTTGTCGGATCGGGTGTTGGTACTACCACCGCAGCCATCCAGACCGACCGCCTGACCTTCAAGGAAACGGTGAGCCTTGCGAACGCCGCTGACCGAAACACAACTACGGCTGCTCCCGGCAGCGTGGATGTGAGCACCAAACTCGCAGTGCGGGAGGTCGAGGTTGACTCGACGGGGTGCCTCATCAACTCCCCCGCCACCGTAAACGGAGGCACCTACTTCACCTTCTTGGAGAGGCTGGACGGATTCGTGCCCTACGTCGGCAAGTTCACCGCCGCTTCGGCATCTGGAGCAAACGACGAGAGCGGGACCATCAAGGTCATGCCGTGGGAGAAGAACGGCAACACCCCACTGGACGCATCTGACCTCACGGGGATCAAGTTCGGCGCTGCGGCGTCGTCCGACGCTGGAAAGACGAGCGTGATCTTGTCGGGAACAGGGGTCAGCTTCGACAAGTTCGGAACCTTCGGTCACCGCACATGGGTCCAGCAGGACGCCACGCACTCAACCTTTGGCTCCATCAGCAACGTCGAGCCGGGAGACGCCTTCATCATCGAGGGTGGGAAGACGGCCAACTCTGGCGCGGTCAAGACAGGCACCTACTTGGTGCGACATGCGGTTGAACCAACTGGTACTGCCCTCGACACGACGAGGATTCGTCAGGAGGCTCCACAGGCGGATGCTGGGAAGGAGCAGGCGTTCGACCTCTCCTTCCCAAGCGTCATCTCCAGTGTGACCACAGGTGGTTCGGAGAGCATCACCACGACCCCTCTGGCGGTTGCTGCGACTTCTCCCACCGGCCATGCGTGGGCGAGCGCAGGGCGCATCTACTTGATCATCAAGGACAACTACGCGACCTTCAACACAACCTCGACCACATGGACGGTAGATGCAAACGCGGTCTACTCCGCTGAATACACGGGCATCACCATCAACCCCGACACGGGAGCAGCAACCTTCACCGGGATCTCCGACGCAAGGGACGCCCACGGTGCCGTGGTCGCAAACAACATCTTCATCGGGAAGGCACAGCGAAACGTGAAGGTGTCGGGGATGGTCTACATCCCTATCCGCCAACTGGCTGAAAACCTGCCGAAGAACAACTGTGTGGGATACAAGGAGGAACCCACAGGATTGGCGTGTGTGGGAGGCTTCCGGTCTATCCGCATCGGGTCCACCCACCCCAACGGCAACGGTGACGAGACGTTCACCGCAGTGCCAGTGACCGGAGGACTTCAGCGGGTCACCACCACGCTGCCCACCGCAAACAGGATCGGGATCAACGTACCAGCAGCACCAAACGACAGCCTCGCGTTCAACGCCGAGCGCAGTACCCCCATCTACTCGGCGGACAGCCTTGCCCTTGGCCTCTCACCACCAGTGACGGGTGTGCCCACCTACATGACTGTGGCCGAGTTGAATGACGCGAAGTGGAAGGACATCCACTTCGCCAGCACCGCGACGATTTCTCCGGTCAACCCAAAGCTCGGATGTTTCCTTCCCTCCGACCGTATCCGTGCGGCGAGTGCGCTCTCTGGCGGCACCGGAACCTTCTACGCGCTGGCTGGTGTGTTCTTGGAGCCGAGCACACCAGTTCCGGTCGGCAACCTCGGACAGACCATCCCCCACGTCGTATCTGCCTCGTACACTGCGGCTTCCGTGGACCAGATCGGGATGCGCGACTACGACGACGCCTTCTCCCCTGCTCCGGGTGTGGGCAAGGAGGATGTCAGGTTCACCGTGCGCCGGATTCGCCGGTTCCACGAACAGGCTGACAAGGTGGTCGCGGGGCTTGATCCTCTGCGCTTCGCCTACGAGATCAGGCGGGGTCAGGTCAACTCCTACACGGCTTCCTCTCGGGAGTTCATCGCCCAGATCGGGGCCACCTATCCCAAGGCCACCAACCTCGGTGCCTTCGACAACCCCGACGTGAACATCAACTCCGGTGACGTGCTTCGGGTGTTCAGCCTCAACCCCACGACGGGGGAGAGAGCACTGATTGACACAGCAGAAATCCAGAAGGTTGTGGATCCCGTGACGCTGAAACTGCGGCGACCGGGGCTGACCGAGGTGATCCCAGCAGGAGCAGTGTTTGAGGTCTACTTGGAGCAGGCCATCGTGCCCCATGAGCAGAGCAACGAGCAGTTGCTTGACCTCATCACGGACAAGGTGGTCTTCCAGCGGTTTGTGCCGCGCACTTCACCCACCGAGAACGGAGGGGAGGTCACCACTGTCAATGAGTTGGGTGACTCTGGAGTCACGGACTGGACTACGGCCACCGCAGCGCAGACCGGGGAGGCGGTAGCCGAGAACGACTACATCATCGTGGACCCGGCAGGAAAGCTCTACACAGACACCGAGTTCGGGGCACGTCCTGTAGGGGACACCTCTGTCATTGAGCGTGGGGCAATCCACGACACGGGATCACCGAGCAAGTTGGACGACAACCGTGGCTTCTACCGTGTGGCGGCTGCACCTTCGGGTGCGACCCTGACAGTGGATGGAAGTTCCCGCTTCACAGACGGAACCAAGTTCGGGAATGCTGGGGCCGAGTACGTCGTCATGCCCATCGTGAACAACGGGGCGGAAGACCAGCAGGCCCTCCGACCCACGGCCCCTGCTGTGGGCAACTCGTTCCTGTCCCGCACAGGAGCAAACGCCGAAAAGTCCATCCAGCCCTTCGCCTACAAGATCATCCGTCCCAATCCGGTGTTCTCGCAGGACGCTGTGGAACTGGTGCTGTTCATGCGGGAGCGGATGCTCTCATGGATCGGATCTTTGAACACGGTCTACTCACAGGGTGGCGACTACTACGTCTTCCAGCGGGACGACCACATCAAGGACATCGGGTCGAACACGGACCCGACCGCTGGCCTCGGAGTTCTGCACAACATCGCGGCGACAAGCCTGCAAGGTCTGGTCGCCTCGACCCCCTTCGCGAACAACTCCCAGTGTCTCTCGGTGCTCGACCGTCGATTCTGGGTGCTGGACTCCCGGCTCGACCCACTCGGGTACACCAACTTCGCTGTGGATGGGTTCGGCCAGCGTCCTGTGCTTCCTGATCTCATTGAGGATGTGCTCGACTTGGACGACAGATTCCGGCAGCAGCGGTATTCGTGGCTCTCTTTCCGGGCCAACCGCACGGACGGGTCGATCCAGACGGCGAACCGAGCGGCGGGGAGTCTGGGATCACGTCTTCGGAAGCAGCGTGAGCAGTTGGCCCGACAGAAGGCTCTGGACGAGTCTTCCTGACGGTAGTGTGGCTGTACGCTGTGAGTAGGAGAGGTTTCGCATGACCCCGGAAGAAATCAAAGAGAGGCTGAAAGAGGCGGGCATCCCTGTGGGGGATGGGTGGGGTCCGACCAAGCGACAGACGAGCGTGGAACCTCCTGTCGTGAAGCGGCAGAAGGAAGCCTTACGCAAGATCGAGGCTTTGCTGGTTGACCAAGTAGAGCAGGACAAGCAGCGTGTGGCAGACCTTCATGTGGCCCTCCAGCGCATCAAGAACGGCGGGGGTCAGTAGATGGCGAACGACTGGACCACAGTAGAGGTGAGTCTGGACCCGATTCTGGAGCCAGTCAACGCGGTCATCGCGACGATTGACTCGGTGCTGGCGTTCTTGATCGCGATCCTCAACGTCGTGCAGTTCATCTTGAACATCGTCAAGGCGTTCCTCATTGGGTTGCTCAACCCCATTCGGGCGATCATCGAAGCCATCATCGCGGAGATTCGCCAGATCATCAGTGATCTTCGACAAGCAGGTCTGTACATCGCGGACGACTCCGACTTGATCACCCTTCAGCCTGTGAACCTCTCGCAGCGGTTGTTGGGCGGCTACACAGAGTACGAAAAGCGGATGCTCCACCGGCTTCTGGACAGGACTGATCCCACTCGACCAGACCTGTCCTCGGCTTCTGCCGTCGTCGCTCTGTTCGCCTACATCTCATCGGGTGACCTTCCCGCCCTGCTTGAGTTGATTCGTCGCATCAAAGCCTTCTTCGGGAACCGCGAGCAGAGCAGAGCCGCGCCCTTCGCCGCGCCCACGACGCCGGACGCGAAGTTGGGTATCTACGGAGCGAAGCCATCGACCTTTGTGGGAGCCAGCAAGGTCACAACGGGGCCGGATGCGGTCACCCTGTCATGGACGATGCCCAGCACGGGCACACCGTTCAGCAAGGCCCCCAAGGGCTTCCTCGTCCATGTCTCCACCGTGCCTGATGGGTTCGGTGTTCGGGCGTTCATGCCAGACCGTGAGAACTCACAGAGGGTGGAGAACCTGCCCATCCGCGCCCTCGCTGGTGTGGACCCCATCGACGGAACAGAGTTGCGTCTGTACGGCGGCATGAGTGATCTCGGGTTCGGAGCTTCACCGGAGGTCTTCTTCAACGTAGAGAACAACCCACACGCCGCAAAGCTGGTCCTCTCACTCGACCAGAACACGCCTCTCATAGCCCCCGAAGTATTCATCAAGCATATCGAAAACTTCGGTGTCTCTGGCGGGGCCGCGACGTACTTCTTCACGGTTCCCCTCGCTGGTCTTCTGCCCGCATCGTCGTCGTACTCATGCACACTCAAGAAGGACGATCTCCCAGAGGCTTTCGACAGGGGTGACTTCTCTCCCGCAGACACCTTCTACATCCGTGTGCGCCCTGTCTCCAAGGAGTTCGTGAACCTCTACTCGCTGGGAGGCACGTCGAGGGCACCGACCTTGATTGAACCCGGCAGCGGTGTAGGGAACCTCTACAAAATCACCAACGAAGACGTGGTGGGATCAACAGGCACGGTGCTCAACCCCGGTAGTTCGGATGCGACTGGGACATACGGCAAGGCGTCCGAGCCTGTGAAGGTGTCATTCCCGACAGCATCCCAGTTGGAGTACCAAGACGCCTTGAAGGCGGCACTGTTGGTGATGGTTCTGGTTCGTCCTGATCTTGTCGAGGAACCCGTGAACGACACGACCGGAGAGCGGAGTCCCACGGACAACACCTACGCCCAAGGGTTTGCGACCGGGCTGGAGGGGTTCGCGAAGGATCTGCTCCAGAAGTTGACGTTCGGGATCGACTTCTCCGATGCGCCCGACCCGACCACGTTCTCCAACATCATCCTCACCAATGTGGAGAAGGTCGCGGACGAGATGTTGATGACCTACAAGCCTTCGGAGTCAATGCTGGAAGCGGTGAGCGACGAGGTCAGCGCGATCAACGACTTTGCTTGGGACACTGTGGACGCCAACCTTCCATCGACGGGGATACTCGCGACTCTGACTGATGGTCGGTTTGACTCCGAAGCCGCGCACTTCGGATACGCCGCCACCCCTGCGAACTGGGCTGATGGTGGGCCATTGAGATCGATCATCCTCCTGCGAAACCCACCGGCTTACGTCGATACGCCGACATGGGAAAACCTATGGCTCCGAAGGGAACCCGCGTTCCCCGTCAGGAAACCCAGAACGGGTTCTCGCTTCATCGTCGGGGAAGGCTACTCCGACTACTGCCCTGTGTTGTGGCAGGATCCCTTCACTTCGGGAGGGGATAGTTTCGTCAGTGTGTCCTACGTCCGCAGCCTGCTTGTAGATGCGGACGGTGGGGAGTTGTTGAGGTCAGTAGCCACGCTGCTCCAGATCCACGGCTCGCTTGGGGTTCAACTGCCATCGGGACAGTGGACCGCGATCAGATTTCTCGACAAGGCGCTCGCCCCGCTGGACACCCTACTCACGGACATCGAGGCGTTCCTGCTCGCCATCCTTGATGGTTTGCAGGGGATCATCGACAAGATTGTGGCTTACATCGAGGGCATCCAAGCTCGTATCTTCCAGCTACAAGCCCTCATCGAGAAGATTCGGGCGTTGCTCAAGGCCCTGACTCTGTTCGACCTCCCGTCCTTCTCCGGTCTGGTTTTGGTCGAGAACGGCACGGACGGCATCGCGTCGGCGCTGGTCACGTCGGGGAACAAGCCTCCCAGCGATCTCGCCACCTACGGTGGAGGGGCTGTGATCTTGTTCGGCGGACTGCCAGCGGTCCTACTGGAAACCATCGCGCTGCTGCTGGGCGGCGGGGGAGACGACTGACATGCCTTCGTTCTCATCCCTCGACACCATGCGGTTCACCCAGTGGCGGGTGCTGCGCCAGTTCGTACTTGAGGAACGGCGGGACGTGGGCGCACGGGAGGCCATGATCTTGGCTGAACAGAGGCGCATTGGGAGGGTTCGCATCCTCTACGGGCGTGACGAAGAGACAGAAGAAGTCAACCAAGTGCGAACGGGGATCGTCATCGACGGGAATCCTACTTGTGCTCTCGCCAAGCTGGTGCAAGCGTACATCGCCCTCGGTGGCAATCCCTTCGACATCAGCATGTTCCTCTACTCCAATGACACGGAGTGCCCCGGCAGGGGGTTCGCCTATCCGAAGGGCATGACCTACTCCCTGCAAGGACAGGAGCGGGACTCGGACTCCAACATCGAGAAGTACAAGCCCTCTCGCGTCGGCGGTACACGGGAAACCCAGAGCGAGATCATCGCCGCGAACATGGACCTGTTGAGGCGGTGGACGATCAAGGAGATGTACCACAAGCGCATCTTGCTTGAGGAACGCATCATCAAGCTCTCGGACCTGTACGAGCAGTTGGAGCAGGAACGAGAAATGATGGTTGGATCTGTGCGTGGTGAGGGAATGCGAGCCATCTACACCACGGACAGGTTTCAAGACGGGCACAGTGTTCCGGTGCTGGTCTACACCATCGACGCCATCTGGAATCAGGCTGACGAGGATGGGCGAGTACCCATCACGAACCCGGCTGGTGAGACACTGGGTCAGTTCCCGATGCTCATGGATGATCTTCCGGGTGATGACAACAACGCCCTCTGAAGAAATCCCGGTGTGTGATCCCCTGTGGTCACGGGTCCAATATCGGGTCTATAGAACCAGAAGTGCTGAACAGTTGTCACTGTGTTCGTTGTCTGTGATGAAGGAGAGAACCTGATGCCTCGACCCAGCCACCACAAGGTTGCTCTGCTTCACTCGACCGGGACAAGAACCGCGAAGAACCTCCCCAAGAACGTCGAGCGGTACGTTGACGAGGGCAAGGAACAGGGCCTCTCCGAGAGTGAGGCGTGGGCTGTGGCGTGGTCGAGGTACTGCAAGTACAAGAACCCCGAATCCCCCCACTGCAAGAAAGACAGCCCGTCCGACTACTTCAAGAACCAAGGGAAAGGGTGATCCCACGACAAGCGTTGTCGTAGATCGGCAGAGCGCCCCGGCTTCGTATAGTCACACGGCCCAACACCATATAGTCGCGCGGGTATTGTCCTCCGAGGAGTGACCCATGCCCATGTTTGAGTACCGCTGCGAAAAGTGCGGGATCAAGTTTGAGAGACTTCTGCGAGCCAGTGAGCGGGATGAGCCACAGGCGTGCCCCGACAAGAAGTGCGGCGAGAAGAAGACCAAGAAACTGATCTCGCAATCCTCCTTCATGCTCAAGGGTGGAGGCTGGGCGAGCGACGGGTACTCGTCGTGACGGGTAGTTGTGTGATGTAGCCATCCACCCCCTCACAGGGAGTCCTCAATGGTATTCCAACCCTGCGGAGGGGGTGAGGTGGTCTACTTGGAGGAATCATGGACTTCGATGAGTACCAGCAGCTTGCGATGCGGACCAAGAACACCCGGCTTGATGCCTCTCTGGGGCTGGCGGTAGCCGCGCTGGGGTTGTCAGGAGAGGCAGGGGAGACTGCCGACTACATCAAGAAGGTGGTCGGACACTCACATGAACTGGACCGGGATCACGTCGCCAAAGAAATCGGCGACGTGCTCTGGTACTGCGCTTGCCTCTGCGACGAGTTGAACCTGTCTCTGGAGGAGGTCGCCGCGATGAACATCGCCAAGCTCAAGTCGCGCTACCCCGAAGGTTTCAAGTCATCTGACTCCATTGAGAGGCGGGATCTCCGGTAGGGCGTCGATAGCCTCCCACTACTACCAAGGAGGCTCCACATGCCCGCTACTATCCGCAAGGGAAGCACAGGAAGCGATGTTGTCCTGTGCCAGCAAGACCTCACCAAGCATGGATACCCATGCACGGCGGACGGAATCTTCGGCCCCAACACGGAGAAGCAGGTCAAGGCGTTTCAGAGTGCCAACGGCCTGATCGCTGACGGCGTCGTGGGTCCGAACACATGGGGAGCATTGGAAGGGTCCGAGATCACAGAAGACCCTACGACGTGGGACGGTGTGGATGCTGACTGGAGTGACTTCACGCCCCTGCTTGGCCCCGCCATGAACGCGACCTACTCGCTGTCTGGGGCGCAGATGCCGAAGTTCCCTCCGGGGGTCAACTTCCTCTCCAGCAAGTACCTCGGCGAGTCCTACTCCAACTGCTCGATGTTCACTGCCTACTTCCTCGGCAACGGCTTTGGTGGCCCCTTCACCAAGGACCAGTGGCTTGAGTGGCAGGTCGCCAAGGGGTCTGATCAGTCCGTCTACGACGGCTACGGTCCCGGCGTTGTGTGCGAGTGGGGTCAGGGAATCATGCAGCCGAAAGGCACCGTGCCGAAGGACGGTGTGTACCTGCTCCAGACCTTCACGACGTGGCCCAAAGGACACTCATGGATCGTCCTCGACTACGATGAAGCCACAGGCAAGATCCTCACGCTGGAGTCAAACACCAGCGGCACAGGACTCAACGGCGTTGGGTTCTGGAATCTTGGACCCATCAGGCACACCAACGCTCACGACTGGAAGAACCGGGTCACAACGACGTGGGATCAGCGCACCAAGAACGCCAGCCAGATCCACATGGCGCGGCTTGCCATCGACCACCAGTCCGTCCTTGATTGGATCAACGGTCAGTAAGCAGGGTCGGCAGATCACACGGCAAGACAGACTCCGCATCACACAGCGAGAGTGAGTACCGAAGGTATGCTTTGCGGGCGATGTCGTGGTCATCAGACAGCACGATCTTGCTCACGGAATCACGGGCAATCCTGTCCTTGAGTTTCGCCGCGACAGTGATGCCCTTCTGCCAGAAATCATCGACACGGGCCGAGATAGAGGACGGCACCGCGCCGCCCGACATCACAACGATGATGCACTCGGCGTCGTGCAGCCGCAGGTGGTCGATGAAAGATAAGGGGTCAGGAAGGGTGCTCAACGTACCTTGGTAGTCGAACAGATAGAGCACCCTCTCACCCATCCTCCCCCCCTTCACCACGCTTCGGCAGGTTACCCGTCGTGACCTTCCACTCAAGGACTACAGGCTTGCCGTCCCTGATGGGATGATAGCCGATGCTGTCGCCGCCCCCGTAGTGAATGTGGACGTGGGGGTCGCGCAGCCGCTCCCGCAGGTGGGCCATAGCGACCTCCACGGCGTCGTAGTTGTCCGTGGCGATCTCGTAAGACACGATCAAGTCCCGCGTCTCCAACTGGACGTGGTACAGCGGCATCAGGTTGGGGTCTTCCCACGGGTGAGTCATGGCTTGGACCACTCTTGGACGAACTGCTTGATCTCACCATTCTCGCGGACCCACTCGTACTTGGCATCGTGCTTGACCAAGAGAGCGAGCGCCTTGTACGACTCGGCGAGGTTTCCCGCATCCACGGAGGCGAGGATCGCGATCCCCGGATCTTGGATGTTCTTCACCAGAGTTCCGACGTGTGCGGACTTCACACAGGGGAGGTTCGCGGACACGTCCAGACGGACGTACAGGAATACTTCTGTCGGGTTCTTCATTCCCACAGTCCGTAGGCGGTCTTGAGCATGGCAGCGGCGACCCGGTAGGGGCAGGCGTTGGCATTGGGGCGGCGGTCCTCAAGGTAGCCATAGCCCTTCTTCGCGGTGGCGATGGGGATGCGGATGCTCGCGGTGCGGTCGCTGACGCCCCACTTGAACTCGCGGTAGGAGCACGTCTCATGCTTCCCGGTGAGTCGCATCTCGATGCCGTCACCGTACTCGGACAGGTGATCCTCGACGTGCTGGGAGGCTTCCCCACACCATGACTCGATGGCGTGGATGCCCTTGGATGAATCTCCCATGAGGCCATCATCGGACTTGTAGTTTGTACGCATCTCGGGAGTCGAGAAGTTGGTGTGCATCCCGGCTCCGTTCCAGTCTCCGGTCACAGGCTTGGCGTCGAGCGTGGCGTGGATGCCGTACTTCTCTCCCAAGCGGTACAGGAGCCAGCGAGCCACCCACAGGTGATCTCCCGCCAGCGTCCCGTAAGCACCGGGACCGCCGACCTGAAACTCCCACTGACCCGGCATGACCTCGGCGTTGATCCCGGTCAGGTGAATCCCGGCACGGGCGCACATCTCCATGTGGTCCTCGACCAGATCACGGCCCTTCACCTCATCAGCGCCGACTCCGCAGTAGTACATGCCCTGTGCTGCGGGGAAGCGAGCACCAGCCGGAAATCCGAGAGGCGATGGACCCTTGAACAGCGTGTACTCCTGCTCGTAGCCGAACCAGCACTCGGTCGGGTCTGCGGCACTTTCCTCGATGGTGTGCTCCACGTCACGGAGGCGAGCGCGGTAGTTGGTCGAGTGCGGCTCACCGTCCGACCCAAAGACCTCGCAGAGAACGAGGATGTGGCAGCGTGCCGCGCCCGTCTTGGGGCACGGCGTTCGGGGTCGAAGCGGATCCTTGAAGAACCGGATGGGCTTGAGCACACAGTCGGAGGAATCACCGTCCGCCTGCATGGTGCTGCTCCCATCGAAGGACCAGTCCCAGTCATCGTTCTCCAAGCCCCAGTTCTCGGTCGGGTTTCCGGCCTTCGGTACGAGGGAGGTGTCGAGGATCACACGGGTCTTCGACCGTAGGGTCTGGGTGGGGGAGCCACCGTCGATCCAGATGTAGGTGGCGTAGAGGTAGTCGTGGTTCTCAATGCTCATGGGTTCATGCTCCGTATCTGAACAGGTTGTAGAGTTTGTATGTGAGGTATCCGAAGACAGCGGTGCAGATGAACACCCCTGTCGCCATGCCGAGAAGGAAGTGGGTCATGTTGCCCCCGACTTGTCGTGGGCATCGAGGAGCCTCTGAATGCGGGGGAGGTGCGCCTTCAAATCGAAGGGCGCATCGTGCCCTCCGCACGTTTGGAGGTAGCGGAGGAACTGTGTGATCTCATGCTGGGCAAGGTCTTCCTGACCCGTGATCTCCAGCGCCTTGTCCGCCCACCACCTATCGCTGTCCTTCTCCTTCTCCGTGAGGTCAGCGTAGGGGGTGTTGATCTGACGGAGCCATCGCTCAAGCGCAGCCTCGGAGTTTCCCCGAACGTCGGGATGCCAGCGCAGGTTCGGGGAGAGCATCGGCTCCAGAGTCTTGATCATGTACCGAGTCCAATGTGCCCACTGCTCATGTTCCAGTGCGGCCAGTGCCTCTCGTTTCTCGTCACTCATCAGCCCCTCCTACGGCATGATTTCTTGTGTCCCGTCGCGGGTGAGATCACTCCTCACCCATCCCACCCAGCGCATCGACCGCACGGCGCACGGCTTCCGAGAGGTCTTGGACGGCCTCGTAGGTCGTGCCCCACGGGCCGTGTCCACCTGTGTCGCGAGGCTCCGAGGGAGGGAGGGCGTCATTCAGCAGCCGTGCCTGTGACACCATGACTGCCGTGGTCCGCTGGTCCCTCTCCCGCATGTACTCCACTTGCTCCTGCAAGTGAGCGTTCTGACGCTCGACGTAGGCCACCCGGTCTTGCAGGTTGCCGATCTCCCGGTCAGCCATGCCCGCAATCGTATGGACAGTGAAGTTGTCGAACACGACCCCGTTCTTGTGTTCCCGCCCCCGCTCACGGTTCAGACCGTGCAGCGAGGCTGTCGTGACGTGCTTGCGGCCAACACCCCGTCGAGCATCAGCAAGGTCAGCGATGCACCGCTCGACCTGTTTGTTTGCAGCGATCAACAGGGTGTCGCCATCATCGCAGAGGTCCACCAACCGGGTTGTCTGACCCCGCTGTCGGTGTCTTTCGATGACAGTGCAGACCTGTCGGAGCATTTCTTGAATCACTTGTCACCCCGGCCCATCATGTAGAGCAGAAAGAGGCAGATGCAGAGCACGGCAGAGAGTTGGTAGACCAAAGGAACAATATGATCGCTCATGGCCGGTCCCTCATTAGGACAAGCAGAAGGAACATCGCGACCAATGCGACGGTGCTCTGAATGTAGATGTCGAGCACTGCCATCAGAAGTCTTGTTTGTCGGCGGCGGTGCTTCGCAGCAGTTTGATGTTCTCCCCGTGATCTTCCCATGCCCGCTTTTCTGGCTTCCCCTGTAGCTGGTCGATCTTCTCTCGCAGACGGTCAACCTCGGCGAGCAGTTTGATCCGGTCACTCTGCGCGAGCAGCATGTTCCAGTTCTGCTGGTTGTCTGTCAGGTGAGACTTGATCTCGTTGAGTTCTTCGTCTGTCATGGACCCTTCTCCTCTTTGCCGAAACCCGTCAGGTGCGCCCTGACCCACAACCCAAGCAACGGCAGTTGTGCGGCCATCACTGCGATGAACGCCCACTCGCCATGACAGTTCAAAAGGTGCCACATCACCCACCCCCGTTTTCAATCACGTCTTCCCACTTGAGTCCCGCTGGTGGTGGGACAGGGCCAAGGAAGATCCCCGGAAAGCAAGACACAGGAGTCCACGATTGGGTCGGCCCTCTCAAGCGGCGTGCAGCGGGGTTCGGCCCCCAATCTTTCGTGACACGGACAAGAACGACCTCCACAGGGGCGTCCTTGTGGTCACGGTAGTAGTGCCAGCCGGGTTTCACCATCCCTCGCATCTCACTCGCCCAGAACGTAGGTGTGTGTCTTAGGGGTACTCGCAAGCGACCCCTTCTTGTAAGGTTGTACCCACCGACGCTTGGCTTCAAGACGGTCGGTGAGGTCATTGATCTCACTTTCTGCCTCCTGCGCCGCTCCCTTCAAGGAAGCGAGTCGGAGTAGGTAGGGGGACGCCCCTTCGGGCGTGTCGGCAGAGGACACAAAGGCTCGGAGGGAGTTGTACTCGTCCATGAGGGGTCGGTGGCTCTCTTTCAGTTCTGTGATGCGCCTCTTGATGGTGTCACGGCGCGGCCACCAGTGTCCTCGGACCCAATGCTCACGTTGGGTAGAACCTTTCCCTGTGGACTCTCCTGACTCCCGGTGCTCGCCACGACCGAAGGACCGACCAAGCCACGTCACCGTGTCCTCTGGGATCTTGCGAGCCTTGTTGAGCAACCGCTTCTTCTTCGACGCGGACTTCTTTCGGTCGGCTTCTTCTACCAGTGCGGCTCGCTTCTGTCGGTCGGCGAGGTTGTCTGGATCACGATCCATCTCGGCGTTGGACGAGTCCATGTAGAGTAGGGCGTTGAACGCGATTCGGAGGGTGTCAATGACAGCATTAGCTTGCCGGTTGAAGCCGTGACCATCACCCGGCATGAAGCTGAAACCAAGAGCCTTCGCCAGTTCGGTGCCGTCTACGTCCTTTGTCTCACGGCTGCGATCACGGAGAACTCGGTTCAAGTAGGCTTCCAGATCCTCGTCGTTGTCAGACATCTCGTTGAGATCAAGAGCCACCCACAGAGAGGCATCATCACCACGCATCACTGACCGCTCGTTCTCGACGCCCCATATGTAGACGTGGATCAGGCCAAGGTCGTCCTCGACGTTGACGTACTTCGCGTCTTCGCCGGGTCGCCTAAGTTCACGGAGGCCCTTCTCATGCCACATGAACAGACCACGGACCTTGTGCCACAGAGTTTTCTCCCCGCCCCAGATGGACCTCTCATTCTCCGGTGTCGCGATGTAGATCGACGGGTACGGCATCTTGAGGTCTTTGACCCCGACACCTTTCAGGGAAGTGCGCTCCAGAGCATCCTGCATCGCTTCGGGGATCACGAATGTCTGCTGACCGTGCCGCTTGTGTTCGACCAGATGGAGCGTGAGCATCCATGAGGCGCGATTGAAACCAACCCCCGGAACGACGAACAGGTCTGCCGCTTGGGTGCGCGTCACCCGTCCTGTGTGGATCCAATCCATGATCCTCGCATGGTACGAATCGAACGGGGCGCGTTGGTACAGCATTGGGATCTCGGACAGCTTCACGTCGCTTCTCCTCCTGCCTGTTGGTACAGGGAGAAGGCCGCGCGAGTTACCCCTCCCAGACGTGTTTTACGGGACAATCCTCCAAAGCCTTTGAGGCGAGGGCGGTGACACCGAACTCATCGACGGATTCATCAGGCCAGCCCGAACGTCCACAAGGCTCACCTTTCAGTAGGGGATCGAACCAAGTACACGACGGACAAGCCATGCTCGGCCATGCTCTTTCGCCTCTCTGCATCCCAAGGAGAGTCTGCCGCTCGCGGGTTTGGCTCTCGGTCTGGCGCTCATGTGGGATCAGGTCGTACTCGCACCCCTCTCCATCCAACCAGCCCCGCAAGACTTCTGCTTGAGGGGCTGTGAGGTAGAGGTGCGTGACTGTGTTGCCGCCATCATGGTCGATGGGCGGATTGTGCTCCATTTGGAGCGTGAAGGGATTGCCCTTACGGAGCCACAAACGGAACAGGTGATGGGCCACCAGCCCTCCAGCGGTCGATGTTCTTCCCATCTTCCCGTGTCATGGGGCGTCCGCCGTTGCACACCAGCAACTTGTAGCTCTCGGTGTAGTTGGGCATGGAGTCCGTGTACCGCTTGATGGACACGGTGTTCCCTTGCGGGGTCTTCCACACAGACCCGGTGCAGACGGAGCCGGAAGGCAGCGCACCAGCGATGCCTTTGCTCACAGAAGCAGCCTGCTCCGGGTGCGTCAGGATGACGATGTTGCTTGAGGTGTTGTTCTTGGCCTCGTCTTCCAGTGCCCGGTAAGCACAGTCGATGGCCTTGCTGTCGTACTTGTTCATGTTGTCCGCTCCTTCGGTCCCGCGACGAGGGTCCATCCGAACCTTCGATCTGCGATCCCGTGGTAGGGAGTCACCCTCACGATCAAGCGCGGATGACTGGTTTGTGCCATGAGTTCTGAACACATGGCGTGGATTGCCGTTGTGATGGGGTTGAAACCATCGGACATGTCGTCCGCACCCCACACGACCATCAACCACTTCGACATCACTGCCCCCTCATGGTCTGGATCGCCTGTGCGGGCTTCAATCCCGTGGTGCTGTAGGTACTCGATGACTCCTTTCTGAATGACCGTAGTGAGAGATACACGGCCTTGAGTCGTGGCGAAAGCCCTGTAGGCGTAATGTCTTCTCTCCACAGGGTTCATTTCGGCAAGAGTGGCGACCGGAACGCTCACAGCGGGACGGGCCACAGCACGCTTCCCCGCCTCGTAGCCCTTGACTCCAGTGGGAACAGCCGGGAGGTTCTTCTTGGCGATCTCCAGTGCGGTAGACCGCTGGTCGGTTGGTGTCTCGTCCTCGATCTTGGTGAGCAGGCGAGTGCAGAAGTTGTCGTGGTCTTCGATGGCCGCAGCGATTTCTTGCTGGACCTGCTTCGACGCTTCCTCCAACTGATAGCCGACGACCACAGGATCAAGGGAATCAGTGAGCACAGGGACAGCAGGGGTGCCGTCTTTCAGCATCGGTCCTGTGCGTGCTTCGGGAACATCCCCGTCGATGGAAGCCCGCTCCTTGAGAGCAGCCTCCATGATCGGGTTCATCATCAGCATGGTGTTGTCGTGCTTCATCACGACGTGCTGACCATCCTCGTTCACCTCGGAACGGATGTTGTACATGTCCGTCAGCTTGCTGGATGCTTTGACCAACGCCTCGCCATGCCCCGCCTTCGCCAGAACTTCGGCGAGTTGGAGCATGGCCTTCTGCGGCTCCAGACGACCCATGCGGATGTCGTCAATGACGGACTCCGCTCCGGGTGTTTGCTCCAGCATAGCCATGACCTGCGCTACCAAGTCCAATGCTTGTCGATCACGTCCGCTCAACTGCGACCTCCACCACTTGTTTCGTCATAAAGACGGCGCGGAGTGTGCCTTTCTTGTTGTTCCTGCGGAGCCTGACCCTCGTATTCTCTGGGACTTTCATCCCACGGGCGCGAAGGGCTTCGCGGAGTAGTGTCACGATCTCGTCGTGCTCCAGTACGAGTTCCATTTCTCATCCTTCGTTCTCGTCTTCATCGCAGAACATTTCGTAGAGCACCGTACCCTCCAACGGATGCTCGCTCGGGGCACGTTCATATGCAGTGAAGCCGTTGGCGACAGCGTTGGCCTCGACCACTTCTCGGATGACGTTCTGCACACGGTCAGCCCATGATGGGGGGTAGACCGACTTCAAGTGAGCCGCATAGTTCTTGCCAGTGCTGCGCTTCGGCATGTGCGCGTAGGAGGGACGCTTCAGACCCGTCAACTTCCTCCATAGGAGTGCTGCTCGGCGTCCTGATTCCGTTGCCTCATACTTGGTCAGTTCGCGGCCAATGGCCTCGCGCCCCAGACCACAAATGTCCATCCAGCCGTTGAGGGCGGTGATGGCTCTGATGATGTTTCCTTCTTGGGGGGTGACAGTCTTGATCTTGGTGTCGTCGTCGTCGTCGGAATCGTCTGACATGCTGGCTCCTT